GCAGCTGCAGCTTTACAGGCGTTGGTGAAGTGAATCATCTCGCCATATAGCTTCTTGTTGTCTACATAGTGGACTGAATTTTTCTTGATCATTGCATTGTCACTTTACCTGTTAGTAAGTCTATCATCTCTTGCACACTTAGGTCGTTATCATCCGGATAGCCGGCGTGAGTGCCATCGATAGCATCTTCAATACTTTTCGAGCCCACAGACATGTTATCGCATATTTTCGTATAATAGTCAAGCGCTTTATGCATTGGTTTAGTCATTGCCATAATGTGTTCTCTATTGAAGTCAACACAATCGTCCATGTCGCCAAGTAAAGCATACCTGACTAGATTGATCGATGGTACACCACGCTCTGTAGAAACAACAGCTTTGAGCGGTTTCATTATAGATATAGTAACCTCATTTACACTCACTATGTCTCCCATGACATCTTCACCAGTGATTAGCTTTAACAACGTAACACTCATTACTTAATTCCCACTTTGTAGATTTTGTAATCGAACTGCTCGTTATCGTATATTGCAGTACGATCAACAAAATGTTTGAACGTAAAATTGACGTGACTCTTGTACTGTAAGTCGTCTACAATGTCATACAGCACAGCTTCTTGTTTTGTGTTGTGCTTACGAAGCATTCTTCCGATAGACTGCAACACCTTGATCTTAGACTTGGAAGGAGATGCTGCAATCATATGATGTAGTTTGTTGATGCTTACCCCAGTCGATGTCGTACCCAACGAAGCAATGAGGATGGCATTCTCTTCATCTTCGACAGCGTGGCGGATGGCTTCTCGGTCTGTTCCGGAAACACTACCATCAATATAAAAGATATTGTCAGCGCTACCATCGCGAATGGAATCAGCCATGGCTTTGCCGTGAGAAATAACCCTAAAGAATACAAGTTTGTTACCTTTCAGCGAGAGTGTCAGGTTCTTGATAAACTTGGTTCTCTCTTTGTTAGTGATAAGGAAGTCAATCTCTTCATGATAGCTCATACCTTTTACATCTTTACACACTTCCTCCGGATACTTAAGCACAATACATTTGATCTTAAGGTTGGTCACATGACCCTGTTCCATAAGATCCTTGGTAGTGACAACTCTGTACTGAGGCCCAAACAAGCCTTCAATGGTTGTAGTGTTCAGAGTCGAGTTGTCTAATGTGCCTGTTGTTCCATATCGATAGTGACAGTTCTCAAGATTAGTCAGGATCTTGACAAGAGTAGCAGCCTTACATGTATGAGCTTCATCTCCGATAACAACCTCGAACTGTTGATACCAGCTCTTAGGCATCTTGGTCTTGCCGTTGTCTAATGACTGCCAAGTGGTGATACATACATCATAGTCACCATCATTATCTTTGTCGAGTCCGTCCGTGGATAGGTTGAACTTACCCTTGAAGCCATACTCTCTAAAGTCTCCTTCCATCTGTCTCACAAGAGAGATAGTAGGAACGATAATCAATGTCTTCTTCTTGTACCACTGAGTGATCATATAGATCATCAACGACTTACCAGATGAGGTGGGTGACACCAGCGTTCTTCTCTTAGAGCGAAGGCACTTGGTAACAGATTCGATCTGGTAGTCCCGAGGCACGATATGATCCGGCAGACCTAGGTTCTCAGAAAACTGTTGTACTTCATTCAAAGATACGCTATCATACAAGAATTGTTCATCGAATGTGAACTTGTATCCTCGATCATCACAGAACTTTTTGATATGCTTTGCCATACCCGCATAGCATGTTCCGGCTAGTCTGTTGATGAGACGGATCTTACCATCCCACACTCGAGCCTTGTAGCGAGGTGAAAAGCGATAGCCATCTGCAAAGTACGTAAAGCGATCTGAGAGCTCCATAAGTATACCAGGCTCTGTGACCACTTTACAGTGTACTGCGTTAATGTATTGCAGATGTACTTTTTCCATTACATACCCACTTTGAATTTCTCGAAGTCAATGGCCGACTTGATCAAGTAGCCTCTGTTATTTAGCGAACGTATAATACTCTCCAGAAGCTCGACCTTCTCTTGTTGAAGACCAACCTTTAGAGTTAGATTGATAATGTCATTGTCAGAATCAACATAGTTGTTTGCATCTGTCTTGAGTATCTTGCCAATAGGAGGAAGTTTCCATCCTAAGTCGTGAGTCTCTTGTGTAGGACCCTGGGTATAGAACTCATACTTATCCAACCGAAGACGCTTAAGGTCCGTCTCATACTTACGCAGTACGAGTCTCTCGTTGGTGAATATCTTGAGATACTTGTGATGAAGCTGGGGAATGCGCAGTGCTTCATGACTGAGCTCGGTATGGTCAATCTTTGAGTCGTTGCCCCAGAGCTCATGAATGTCTTCTAGTTTCATAACAATCCTTATTATTTGCAGTCACTATAGTTTATTATACCGCAAATGTAGTAAAGGTCAACTGCTAAACTCGCTTGATTGTGTAATCTCTCATTGCAAATGTTACAGTAGCTTCAATGTAAGAGATATCAGTAACAGTAGAATCGAACTCAATCTCTGATAGTGATACAGGGAAACAATCGCGACAGATGACTTCAATGTTGCCATTCATCGCACTTGTAAGTATGTGGATAGTAATGTCAGACTTGACTGTATCCTTAGGATCCAGATAGGACTGCTTAGGATCGAACTTATACTGCTCGAACTTTTCAGGCTTACCTAGTGCAATCATCCAATCGAAGATTTCAAGATAGTTATCAAGATCCTCATTGATCTTAAATGTGACCGACAGTGTATTAAACTCCAGGTGATCACCAGGCTCAGGGATCTTAACGAAAGGTGTAGGTCTATCTACAACAGGAAGTGTCAATCCTGGAATCTGCACTCTCTGTACAAAGAACTCAACATTGGGAGCTCTTTTCAACGTGAATCTATAACCTACGGGAGATAGGTAGTTACGATTCGTTGGTTGATCTTTGACTGCCATGATGAGGTCTCCGTAATTGCTTTCCTATATTTATCAGACAAAAAAAGAGGGGGATCTTGCGACCCCCCTCCAGTTTATGGTTGGTTACCCAACTCTTATGATTACATAAGGTTGTTAACAAGCACACGACGATAGTACTTGTTCGAATCCTTGGTAAGAGCACCAAGACCTTCTGAAGTACCGTCTGCGAATGGATTCGCGACCATGCCGTAGCGGGTCTTGAAGCCAATCTTTGGCTGGAAGTTGTCTTGATCGACTGCACGAACCATTTGTAGTGGAACGTATGGGCAGTAGAACAGACCTGCGTCGAATGCATTCGAACCCTTGTAGCCTACAGTGATGTAGTTACCAGTTGTGTATGGATCGATGTAAACGCGCATACGACCGTTAAGAACACCAGCAAATGTGTTGCCTGTGTCGTCAACGTTCAGGTTGTTTGAGTTAAGAGCAGGAGCGTAGTCAAGAACACCAGCCATCTGAAGAGCCGAAGCAACGTCCGACGAACAGATTACGATGTTACCCTTACCACGTCTTGTGCCCTTAGCGATTTGGTTAGCTTCACGCTCAAGCTGGAACATAAGACCCTTGAACTTTTCAACTGACCAACGGCCGTTTGAATCGGTGTCAAGATCGAAGATACCTGCTGTAGTTGTGCCTTCCGAAGCGCCACGCTCAGCTGTTACGTTGATTGTGCGAACTACTTCACGGTTGATTTCAGCAAGAATTTCAGCTGACAGAATATTTGCAAGTTCTGTTTCAGCGTCCAGGCCATGAATAGCCTTAAGATCCTGAGCCAGTTCAAGCGAGTATTCAGCCTTCAGAGCACGTGACTGAGCTGTAACCGAAACCTTCTCGATTGAGAATGCCATTTCTGGAATACCAACCGAAGAGTTGCCCCAAGCTTCTGCATACGATGTGTTAACGCCCTTAACGTAGTTGTAGGTGTTTGATTCAGCGTTGTTTGCAGTTGTTGGAACAGTACCAACGTGACGGTAACCAGGAAGGTTAACAGTCGAGTTGCCCTGTGGTACAGACGAGAAGCCAGTGTTTGCTTCATTGTAGAATGCTTCTGTTCCACCTTGCGTTGTGTAACGAGCGCGCATTGCGAAGATAAGACCAGTTGGACCTGTCATTGGCTGAACGCCGCAGATGTCGTAAGCAATCAGATTTGGCATTGCACGACGAACCAGTGAGATAAGAACTGGATCGAATGTGTCAACAGCAGAACCTGTTACGTTCGCAGGTGTTTCTGCAAGAAGGCTTTGGCTACCGTGTGCCATCGCTGCTGATTCACGGAGAGCTGTCTCAGTGTTTTCAAGCAGAGTTGCAGTTACGGTACGACGATGCGCATCCTTGATTGGTGTGAGGTCAGCGTGTTCTAGAACAGGCTTCCACTTATTTTGTACTTCCTCAGCTAACATTTAATCCCTCCTCTGGGTGTTTTTTTGTTATGTAATATTTATTAAAATTTATTTCTTGAGACTTTTCGAAATTGCTGAAACATACTTATTCATCTCTGGATTAGTATTTGTAACAGTTTCTTCTACGAGTGACTTTTCGTCTTCCGCAACAACTTCTTCAGTGATGATGTTGGTCGAAGTTACTTTCTTGTCTGAGAAGTAGTTTTCTTTAACAAGCTCTACCTTCTTACGGAACGATTGTAGATCGCTGAATTCAAGATCTTCTACTAGTGTGCGAAGCTTAACAGACTGAGTAGCCGCAAGGCCTTCTGATACTTCTTCGATCACCAATTCTTTTTCAGCTTCATTAATGACATTCTTGAGTTCGATTGACTCGTTGATTGCGCCATTAAGTTTTCCTTGGAGTTCTTCGACTTGAGCTTGTAGAGCTTCTACAACGTCAGCCTTTTCCTCTGGAATTTCAATATAGTGCTCAGCGAACAGACCCTTAAGGCCTTCGATGAACTGATCAGTTGCTTCTAGCTTAAGTGAAGCTTCGATAGCGATCTTGTTTTCTTCAAGCCACTGCTCCGACACGTAGTCGAGATATGCATCAAGCTTTGCAGTCATTGACTCTTCAAGTTCTGTCTGAGCTTGCTCAAGAGCAGTTTCAAATTCTTCTTCAAGACGAGCTTGCTCAATACCAACGCGGGCATTAACAGCTGCTTCAAAAAGTGTAGATGCTTTTTCACGGAATTCTTCCGAAAGGTCATCGCCTGAAAGAAGGTCTTCAACGTCTTCCTTCATTGCGCCCTTAGCGGCGATAGAAGCCTTGTTAGCAGCTGACGTATCTGGAACGCCACCACCTGGTAGCTTGTTCTTGCCATACTGCGAAAGTACTTCTTGGAACTTATTGATCTCTTGCTTGGACATACCACCCATTGCAGATACAACAGACGCCATAAGCTCAGTCTTGCCAATGTCACCGGCAGATGAGCCAGCGCCTGGCTTCAGTGTATCAGCGGCAGCTGTTTCGTCGAGATTTTGCTCAACGATTTCAGATGATTCTTTAATTGCCATTCTCTGACTCCTTTTAAATTTATATTTTATCTATTTATTAGTCTAGATTTTTTGATAATGTACTAATGAATTTTTCGAAGATCTGGAGCTTCTTTTCTTCCAGCTCTCTTGATTTGACTGCTGCCTCGACTTGCATCTTAGCTTTCTGAGCAACAAGCATATTGTTTTCCCAGATCCACTCCACACCTTCCATGATACCATTCACGAAAGCCTCAGGAGCTGATGGATCTGCGACAATGTCTGCAGCTGTGGCAAGGAAGAAGTCGTCTTGTACTTCGTTGATACCTTGTCCATTAGCTTTAAGGGATCCCATACCACGTGTCGAAACACCTAGCTGGGCACCTGATTCGATAAGACCACGTGCGATGTTACCCATAGGAGTATCGGTAATCTTGGCGCGTCCAACCCAATTCGTACCATCTTTACGAAGAGATTCGATAATGTGAGAAACTCTATCCAGGTTGATTTGTGGACCATCTGGGTGACCCAGTTCGCCAAATGCTCTGCCCTTAGATACAAATTGCTCTGTGTAACGGTTTACTTCTCTCTCAAGAAGCGATTCAGGATACATGCGACCGTTGCGGTTAGGAATAGCCGACTGCAGGAAGATACCTTCAATGTAGAGATTCTTCTTGCCGTTTTCCTTGGCTTCAGT